ATAAGACCAGGTTTTGGAATAGCACCTAATACAGTAGTAATACTTGGAAAGTGTTTATCTTCGACAGCATAAAACCTAAAACCATCAATATTCTTACCTTTGGTAGTTGGAAATTTACTCTCGTCTAGTTGTACAAAGTTTTTCTTAGTCATTTCAGTTCCTTTTTCATTTCTATGTGTTCATTATATACTATGTGTACGATATTGGCAAGCCTTAAATGCCTTTTTCAGCATACATATTGTTTATTCTATCTCTTTCCGACTTAAACGGTTCTGCCTCTCAGCTAATCATTGACATAGCTAACTCTGTAGTTTCGTCAACTCGTCTTGTCCAACCTTTACCAAAAGTTGCAAATGTAGACAAATTTTCATAGTAATCTTGTCTTGCACCTTGAAAGTCCTCAATACATTGTTCAATGCCATTTTTTTCAACATATTCACCTAATTTTTTTAATGTATTTGGCCCAATGCCACCGTCTGCAACAGTACCAATCATTGTTTGTAGAAACTTTGCACTACGACCTGGTCCTGCATTTACACCAAAGTCAAAAACACAAAGGTCCAAACCATTTGGTAGTTCATCACCTTTCATTTTATCCCAATAACCTTTTTTGTAAATTGGTGCTACATCTTCGACTGTTAAATCTTTCATGTCTTTTGTGCCACCAAATTCTTCATAAACTCTCTTAGTAACACCTAAGTTAGTTTCACCACCTGGGTCTTTTGGGTGATTTACATAACCACCTTCATGGTGTAAAATAGTTTCTAAGCACTTATTATAATTTGCTTGCATGTTTAGTTTCCTTTTGTTAACTTTAATAGCTTTTCTATTTGTGCCTTAATAATCGGACCTCTATTAGGCCAATGAATATAAGGCTCGTCACTTTTCATAAGATTATAAAGAAACGGTAATATTAGTTTTTCTATTTCTTTAAATCTTTTTATAGTTTCTTCATCTGATAATGTTTGTGTGACTTGGTCTTTTTCTGCCACAATTTGCATGATTTCATTCATCATACTTTTAATATCACCCACATCTGATTTGACTTTGGCTAATTCTACATTATTCGTTTCTATAACGGAAGTATCTACAGCCGGCGTAGATTCAGGTGCTTTACTTACTGGTGTAAAACCCCAATCTGCGTCTAAGTCATATTCTCTTAAATAATCTGGTATACCTTTGTCTGCCATATCTATTTTCTCTTTTGAGCGGCTTGTCGTTTTCTATGTTTCTCTACAACTGCCTGTGTTTTAATTTCTTTAGAGGTTCGTTTACCGTGTTGTTGAGCAAATTCAGAGGCTGGGTGTGCTTCAGCAATTCTACTTTGCATTTCTTTCCAACCATTATCATTCTTCATAGCACCAACACCTACGACACCACTAGATATATTTATCTTAGTTACCATCTGTTGTATGTGTTTATTCTTTTTCAAATAAACTTCCTTATCAGCAATAGACATCATATCATCATAGACCTTGCCGGTCTTGGTATTTTTAAAACTGTAAATAGGCATTATTTATTTCCTATGTAACCAGCAATTATTCCTATTAGACCTGTGAGTGCCATTTTCATAAGTGTAATAACACTTTCATCAACTGGTCTGTTTTCTTCTAGTGCTACAATGTAGTCACCCACAATAATAACACCTAACAATGATAACACACCAACTACTAATGCTACAATAATCAAATCTTTTAAATTCTTAATCATATTAACCTTTCTTAAATGGGTCTTTGACAGTAAAATACTTATTTAACATTGATATTTGGTCATCATAATCAGCAATAATCTTTAATTCTTTTTCGATTGTTTCTAATGTATCAGGATGCTCGGCAATACCAGCAGTTTTTTGTAGTAATATTTCTACATTTATTTTATGTTTTTCAATATGTCCTAAAGCATGTTGCTTTAAAGCTTCAATCATTTGTTCACGCATTTTTTATCTCCTATATTTCTGCCGTGTTTTGATAGTATTTAACACCCTCTGTATACCACAATGGTGTACTAGCTGGTGATTTCCATGTCGCAAAACCAGTTTTTTCTAAACAATAGTATTTACGATAACTTTCAATTACATCACCTGGTATTTTGCAATAATCTGGCATAGCAGGTGTTGGTTCAGTTACAATCTTATTTAGTGGTATATTCTTAGGTGGATGTTTTAGTATATCACCTAACAATTGTACCGTCTTATGGTCTAAGATGTGACCATATCTTAACTGCCATTGTTTGTGTAATGCCATCATATGTTTGTATAACCAATTATAATGATATGCATTTTCCATAACCCATACTGTACTAGGGTGTCCTGTATGGCATGCTAAGTATAAAGTTTCTTCTAAGTTTGAATTAGGGTGTTTCCACCTTTTAATGTTACGACCTTTTTTAGTCTTGCCTGTGTACTGAACACCGTCAAGCATTCTATGAGCAGTTGATAACATTTGAGCAGATTCAATAATCATTTTACAAACATGTTTATCACACGACATCTCAGCTGCTACAATAGGGTCTTTATCTAAGTAAAATATATTCACTAGTGTATCACCTTTCTAAAATGTTCTTGACGATTGTACATTTCACATAATTTAGAAAACACACCGAACCAGTAATCCTTAGCCCAATCTGTTCCAGCTTCTCGACATGCCCATTCAGCATTGGCGATTCGCTTATCTTTTAATTCTTCACTAATCATAACTATATTATATACCATTTAAACTCAATTGGCAACCACCTGTTTATGATAAATCCATTATTTGATTAAGTTTTATCTTAATTTCATCTGGATTTAGTCCCATTTTACGCATTTCTTCATAATCTTTAGTCTTTAGTTCACCACTAGCTATTTTTTTAAAAAAACCTTTATAAACTTTTTCTCTATCTCTGACTCTTTTCGCCCTAGCTTTTGCGTTAGTAGCTTCTTTTTGGTAATCTTTTTCGATTTTAATTTTTTCTTCTTCTTTAACATTGTTTCTACTCCGTAATGATATATTGGCCGCTATTAACAATAATACTGCCAATGGGTCAAATACGAATATCAATACTATTATTACCCACCTTACAGCCTCATCAAAATGGTCTTTTGCCGTATCACCATATATTAACTCTGCAATATATTTGATTGGACCAACTTCAGCTTCTATCTTATCTTGTTCTAACTGTAGCGAACCTTTTTGGTCTGATAATTCTGCAATCTTATCACTTGCCTCGTTAATGGCAAGCGTTAAAGCTTCTCTTTCAGGTTTTTGTTTTTCTCGTTCTTTTAGACCTCTCGTGACATATTCCATGTCAATGTATTTTTCAAGTGTTTGGTCTAATAAAGTTAATGTCTTTTGTGACCTGTCTATAATAATTTGTTGTTGATTAAGTTGACTATCTATCAATTCAATCTTAATATTATTACCTGATTGTGGTTGTACTTGGTCTAGGTGTGCCTTTGATAGAAAACCAAAGATACCCATAGATGTAATGAAAACTAAAACTATAACAGCAAATGTTAAGTATGCTCGTATGGTTTTAGGTACTAGTTTGTTTCGCCAATTGTTATATAACCATGAGGCGGCTACAAGTTTACCAACCTCTAATGCACTACCCATAGCAATAATAGGTACTACTGCACCTGCAAATAAGGCCGTCAATCCAGCAATGGAATAACCAGCGGCTATTACAGATATAGATATGGCACTTAAAAATACGATTATAATTGTAAACATGTTTTTCCTATTCTAATGTATAGTCTTCTCTTAACATTTTGATAATACTTTTTACTTTATCAAAATAGTTCTTATCTGAAGCATAGGCGTCAAGTGTCATAACTAATTTATAAGGGTCATTGACATCTTCATCATGTTTTAGTTTTCTATATTCTTCAAACTTCGTACCTTTATTTAGGATATTAATGTAGTGTTGTACTGAATCACATTCATGCATATACACCTTTACACCCCATTTCTTAGGGTTATTAGATGGTAACATGTGTGGTTCTCTTAAATCATATGTACGAATACCAAACAGATTTCTACCCTCTAAGGCAAATCTACTATTGCCCCATGCACTCTCTAAGGCAGCCTGAGCCACCAATAGTTCCATGTTTACAGGTAATACATCTGTTTTAGTATTGTAAATATAGTTTACACAAGCAACGGTACTGTCTATAAAGGTTTGATTGTTTGACCTCTCAAAGTTAGGTAAAGTGTGAGTAGTAATAGCTTCTAAAGTTTCTACAGCCTTTTCTATTTCAATTTCTTGTTTTGCGACCAGCGCCTCATTCTTTTCAGCTGAAACCACATACCAAATACCAAAAACAAACAAGATGACCGTTACAGCCATCAATGTTTGGATAATTGTTTTGATTTTCTGTTTCATTAGGCTTTCCTAATAATGATATATTCAAAACTTGTTATTGTTTCAGGTTCATTCTCGCCATACTCTGACCATGTACCGATATTGATATCTTTATTACGCTTCTGAAAGAATTGTAAATCATCACGGTTTATGTACTTCGACATGTTTTTAAATATCTTTTCAGATTGTTTTTCTGTGAAGTTGTTACAGACATCTGTTGACCAGTTGCCGGTATAGTAAGTCATTTTCTTTTCGTTACTATTTAAGAAATGGTCTATCTTTGTAGGTACACTACTAATTATTGTTTTAAGATAGTGGTCTAGTTCTTTTGATTTTTTTTTCACTTGTGTTGTCATTATATAATCCTCCCAGGATATAGTTATTATAAATCTGCAATTTTGAATTTCTTAATAACATTCTTAGTTGGTATAACTGTTGTGTTACCACCATCACCAAGTTCATTATTATCATCATAATTGTAGTCACTCATCAATACATGCACCTTTTTATCGTTCTTCACCAACCAACCAGTTGATACACAAATAGCAGGTTTCATGTTTTGAATTTCTTTTAGCGTTTTCCAACCAGCATCAGATTGAATATCCTCCCAATATACCAAATAGAAATCGTATGTAAATGGTATTTCTGGTATATCAAACTTAGATTTTTTACTAGTTGGTTTTGCCATATTTTTTTATGAACATTCCTTATCAGCAATTTTCGTATCTTCTAAAAGAGAACACTTGTATTTGCTGTCTGCATTTAGTCTAAGTTGGGCAGCTAAACTTTCTAAAATAACAGGTAAGTTTTTTTCTAAAACATCTGTCATCTCTAAGGCAAACTGATACGCCAACTTTTGCATTTCTGATTCTAGAACGGACATGTCCACACCATTACCTGAAATGTTTTCTTTTATAACATGACCAATGACGGCTGTGTTATAATCATCTGCTTTTGCAATATTTGATAAACCAAACCAAAGCATGGTATTCAAAACAACAATAAACATAAACATTTTTTTCATAATATAACCTTTCTTATTATTTATTGGTATATAATACACTATAATTAAGAGAAAGGCAAGCGATTATTTCATTTATTTGGCGCTTTTTTACTAAAAAAGACTTATTTTAGAGGCTGCGACAGTTTTGTCACTATTCCGGTCGTACAAATTTGTCATTCCAACCAAATGCCTCTTTGACAACTGATTCGGTAAGACCTTTATACATCTTATTCAATGATTTATTCTTCATTCCCATTAAGACTTTAGCTTCTTCATGGTGTAATCCTTCTAACATCTGAATAAACATTTTTTCTTTTTGTAATTTATTGGTAGCATTATCAGCGCCTTTTACAAAATGCCATAGTCTTTTTGCTTCGTTTCTTAATAGACCATGTTCAGTTCCGATTGGAGCTTCGTTTGTCATATATGGTGGTTCACCCTCTGGTAAATCCCATGCAATACTAGGGTCAAATGCTCCTTTTAATACTTGTTTAAGAGGTGCGGATTCGTGTTCTCTCAACACTTGAATTTTTTTAGGTTTGTCTTTTGCGTTATTAACTTTTTTTAGAATTTCAGACATTAGTTCTACTGTCTGTCCCATACCAGATGTGCCTTGATTATTTTTCATAGCAGCTGGGCTCATTACATGTGGGTGTCTTGCTTGTTCGGCCATAATTTTCTCCTTCAATTATATTATGTATTCGTATTATTATTTATCCATCAGAATACCATATAAAAAAGGCAGGCGCCGAAGCGCCTACCCTCAATTTCGATAAGATTATGCTCTTGCGTAACCTTGTGTACCGAATAAAGCAGTTTGACCAGCTGCGATAACAGCTTTTGATGGTGTTCCTACTCTGTAAGATACTCCAGCAGATGTTCTATTTTCATAAATCATCATACCTTCATTTCTCAATTTACCCACCATTTGTGCTGGCGATTTAAGGTCAAATGTGTTTCTTAGTGATTTCCAAGTTACAGTATTGCCTTTTGAAAAAAGGTTTCTTACCTTTTCAGTTTTTGATAGTTTAGCTTTTGCCATTGTGTTTGTCTCCTTCGACTTTTTATTGAAAAAATTAAACATAATTGTTCAACTCTCCTTTCATATTTGAGTTTAATGTACTCCTACAATTGCCAAGCAAAGCGTACTTTAGTAGTTTGATTGGCGAATTCTTATTTGTCATTATCTGGTTCAAAGTCAGGTGTAAAATGTATATCTGCCATATCAGCTAAATCTCTAACTTCGTCCTCTATGTCTTTTGAAAATGGTTTATGTGGTTTATGTTTTACATCTAACACTTTAGAATAATCTAGTCTAGCCGATTTACTTTTACCACTTGTGTTTAATGTAACCAATTTGTCTGTTAATTTCTGTGCTGGATGTGGTTTATTAAAGTCACGGTAAACCAGACCTCTAATTGTGTCTATTACAAGTGCCAAGTCTGCCGTAAATGCCAGTTGATTAGTTTTAATACCCATAGTTACAAACTTATCTAATAATTGATATGCAATATCATCAACATTTCCTTCTACAAATTCTTTAGTCTGTTCTTCGACTAAACGAGCATGTTCTTTTGGGTCAACTGGATGCTTAACTGTTTCTTTATTAGCAATTTTGTCCGTAGGAAATAAAATAACATTATCACTCACTAATGACTTCTCCCTTGAAGTTTACTTTACCTTTATCGGCATAGTATTCAATTAATTGATTATAACCACCAACCAACTCACCATCAATTTTAATCTGAGGCATAGTTCTAACAGGTTTACCAATGTCTTCTAACATTGCTTCTGGCGATTCAAAAGATTCCATTTTCTTTTCTTCGTATTCAAGGCCAAGTGTTTTCAACAAGTGTTTGGCCTTGTTACAAAATGTACAATTGTTTTTACTATAAACTATTATCGACATTTTTAGTTTCTTTCTTTAGATTATCCCATGTTTTCTTACTCTCATCATTTAGATTGTAAGCGTCAACAGCTTGTTCAACGGTGTAGTTATACATCTTGTTAAACTTGCCAAGAGGTAATCTCATACCAATCCATGTTCTATAGTAACCATTTTTTGTCATAGTTACATCTTGAGCAAAGATTTCATAACCTCTCACGGTTGTTTGTGTAATTGTATTCACTATAGCACTTTCGACTTCCGTCACTACAGTTTTAGTTTCTGTTTTACCAAGTTCTTTAATGAATTGTTTTGATTCTTTATTCATTTGACCCTTGATAATGTCTGCCAATTCTGATTTAGCCATCATTTTAGCTTTCTCAATTGACAATTGTAAATCTGGAGAAACAGATGTTGCAACACCATAGATACAAACTTTATCATTATCTTCACTTGTCCACATAGAAGTGTCGCAAGCTTTAGACTCATTAATATTAGCCATGTACCATGAAGGCACTTTGTCAACAGCAGTACCACTCTCAGATTTTATCTTATAGGTACTATTCATACTAGAACAGGCACTAAGACCTACAATAGCTACTAGAGCACCTAACTTCATTATATTATTTTTCATCATAATTTATCACTTTCCCTTACATTATATATTAACTCTTGTAGAAAGTCAAGCGTGGATTGAACATATGTCCAAGCGTCTTCACTAGATACATCATAAAGTATCACCAATACAAGAGCAACAATGATTAAATTTCTAATCATTATTTCACCTCCCATTCACCATTAGTATCCAAACATACTTTTCCTGGTGTTTTAAAAGCATGTCCTGACCGACTATAATGTCGGCAGTATTCTGGCGTGTTCACATCAACATAATAAAATTGAGAAAATAATTCCCAATAACTAGGACCGTCATAAGCTTTACGACCATCACTACACTCCAAAATTTCTTCTTTGGTGATAACATCACCAACTTGTTTAATTTCAACCTTAACAAAACAATACTGTCCATCTACTTTGTCAGGTTTAATTGATATAATCTCTGACCTTAAAATCTTTTCACCGCCAACTGCAATACCTGATAATAATAAAAACAGTATCAGTACAAATGACCATGTCATATATCTTCTAAATCTTAGTCTAGGATCCATCATATTTTTTTAACTCTTCTATACTTTGTCTTGTATTATACATGTCTTCTTCTAATTTGGCAATGGTGGATTGATTACTAGTAATTTCAAGTTCCTCTTGACTTTCTTTAAGTTCGTTCTCTAATTGTTCTATTCTTTCTTTATATCTATCTGACATGTGGCTTCTCAATCCATTGACCGTCTGGTAGTTGACAAGCAGTACCAAATACTACCTCTCTCTTAACGCCTCCGATACCAACCAATGGCCAACTACTTGTGATATCTACTGTTGCGTCATAATCTTTACATTTAATAGGTCCTTGTGTGTATGACCTTGTAACATGAATAATGCCTGAGTTACCTGTTTTACCATTGTACCAATTTGTGTAACTAGAACCTGTACCACTTGTATTCAAATGGTCTACAAACACAGCATTGTGTACATCATAATCTGACTTATACATTAATTCAGCACCTGCAAATCCTCCCATTAAAGCACATGCACCTGTAACATAGGGGTCTGAAACACCTAATGATAAACAACCTGCAACTGCACTACCGCTACCTGCAACAGCACCAACATGAGTTCTATTAATACTAGAACAATTACTTAGTGCCGGTAATAATAGTCCTAAGAATACTAAATGTAGGATTCCACTTTTTTTCATTTTGTCCATTGTTCGTTGAGCAAGCTGTCATGGTCAATACCAGAATAGTCGCCATAATTATCTTTATCTTCATTTTCATTATAGTTTGATTTGTCAGCTGATACTAATAAACAATCTGCTTGAATAGTATCAATTAAGTTTTGTACTTTATGGTCTCTATCAGGCGTCTTAGGGTTGTTATACTTTAATACCCTAAGTTCATCTGACATCTTTTTAATTGTATCTATCTTATTACAAAAATCACTAATCTTGTGTAACATTATTTTTCACTTTGTTAAATAGATTTTTAATCTTTAACCAATTCTTAGCATTTTGTTCTTTACCTTTTTGCCAAGAAGCTTTTTGAAACTCTTTGGTATCTGTCCATTCTTTAACAATATAGTTTTTTACTTTTGTATCAATTGTTTCATCACTCTTTGCCATTGTCATAGTCATTAAAACTGCAATGGTTATCATCATCATTGTTTTCATATTATACTTTTCTCCCTGCTGTTTTAAGGTCGCTTTTATTTACCACCATATAAGGACCTTTGTTATATGCTGGTACGATAGTAAAGTTTTTACTTGCTTCTATCTTCCAAGAGTTGTCAGGTTTTGTACCACCTTCAACAATCTTATTAGAACATTGTGGACCTGTATTTGATATAGTTCTCTCTGCTATATTAATACCATAATTACCACTACTTGTAAATTGTATATTGCCATTGTCATCTACATTGAAACCTTTTGACTTTAACCACTTAATGTGTTTAGTCAAAGCAAGTTGATATGCTCTCGTAGGCTTCTTATTCTTTGCCTTACGAATTGCACCACTAGATTGATTTGTGTAGATAATAGCCATTAATCTGCACTCGCAATTTCAGGTTTGTTTTTCTCTGCCATTACTTCAGCATATGATTTACCAAAACCTACTTTGTAGAAGTAGTCAATTGGACTTGGTGCCTGATAGCCAAGTAATAAGTTAGAGAAGTTAATAGCAACACCCTCATAATATTGAGGTTTATTCTTTTTTAACTCAATGTGGTCTTTAAAGAATTGAATACGATTGTCGTATATCTCTTTCTTGCCTTTAGTGTCTTTAGATTTAGCTACTGAAAATTCAGCATTTAGTGTTTCTTTCGAATAGAAAGCCATAATATAATCCTTTTGTTAGTTATTAGTCTTAATTGTATCACAATTGCCTACAAATGGCAACCCATAAAAAAAGCACACTTTTACTCGCCTTTTTTACTTTCTTCGTCTAACCACTTCTCAAATTCATTCACTTTTTTTAAATTATGAGCAATAGTTACATCACAAGCTTTGATTGATTCGTCTATTGCACCCAATACAATCAGCTTACGAATTTTTTTAACATCATCAATATGGTTCAGTACATCAATCACTTTTTATCTCCTTTGGATTGGTCTTCCGAGTTCATTAATAGTACAACATAGTGTACTGCTTTTAACAGGTCTTTTCTATTCCTGCCGTCTTTCTTACCAAACCTTGCAAGGTATTTAATTGCATTGGCCTGACAAAAATCTTTGTCTATACCACAAGACCTTAATAAGTCTTGTACTTGAACACCCTCTTTAACTTGAGCATAGTGTTGACCATAAGTTGATTTGATATAGCCTTCTATCTCTTTTAGTATTTTATCTTCATTGTATTTCATAATATATTTCCTTTTCGTTAAATTCCTAGACACATTATAACAGATTTATTGTCTTTTGGCAAGCTATTTCCTCTTTGCAACCAATCAACAGTTTGTTCAAAATAAAAGGCTTCATCTTCTTTACCTTCTTTTTTTAATTCTTCAGCTGCAATTTTGAAGAATTTAAGTACACCCATTTCATTAGACATAGTATCTGGTTTTGTTTGATACTTACCTGGTCTTTGATTTGACATATCTATCCTCATTCTTAAATTCTGGTAGATGATTTAAATTTGCATATCTACCGTTTTTATCTATTGCATAGGCTATTGTAGCACTATGTTCCTTAATTGTTTTTGCAAATAAATTCTTTGCTTCGTTATAAGTCTTAACTATGGTTTTGGTACTTCTATCAAGTGACCTCCACTCTAAAATAGAATACTCTACAGCATTATCAATAATACTTTGTTCCCATTCGTTTGGTGTGTTATCCAT